GGTACCAACGCTTTCCGTTCGCTGGCTGAACTCACTGCGGCCATGCGCGATCCTCGTTACAAGGCCGATCCAGCGTATCGGAAGGATGTCGAGGATCGTCTTCGCGTCAGTGATGTCTTTGGGAGCCCCCGATGAAGCCTGGATACAAGACGACTGAATTTTGGCTGTCGATGATTGCCGTTGCCCTTGGTGCAGTGCAGGCATCTGGCCTCATCCCCAACGAATCTCCTTGGGGTCAGATGGTCGGTATGGCCGTCGTGACTCTTGTGAGCCTGGGTTACACCGGTGCTCGTCTGAACCTGAAGAAGACCGGCGAGTGACTGGTCTTCCGTCGATCATCTATGGTCTCTTCAAGGCGTTGCTCGACGCTTGGATTGAGAACCTCAAGAAGCCGACTGTGGCTTCAAGTGCTACTACTGTGCCTGCTGCTTGGCATCAGCGGTTTGCTGATGGGATGCGGCGGCTCAAGAGTGGTAATCGTTGAGCCATCAAAGACTCTTGTAAGGCTTGGCCCCGATGTCCGGGGCCATGTCTATTACTGGAACGGTTCCTCGTGGGAACTGTCCCAGAACACTGTGAACCTGCCCGAAGGGTGGTATGCAGGTTCAGTCCCTGGTTTGGAAGAAGGTGTGAACCCTCAGCCCGTTGCGACGGACAACTGATGCTCCATTCACGCTGACTGAAGAACCAAGTAAGAAACACCACCCAATTCAACTTACGGAGCATTTCAACCATGGCATACATGGAACCTTCTGTGTCCCGTCTGGGCCAGAGCAATCTCACTGGTGATGTGAATGCGCTTTTCCTGAAGCAGTTTGCTGGCGAGGTCCTTACGACCTTTGAGATGGAGAACGTGATGATGCCTCTGCACACCGTGCGGAGCATCTCGAGTGGTAAGTCGGCTCAGTTCCCGACGACTGGTGTTGCCAGCGCCGCCTACCACACTCCTGGTGAGTCGCTTCTGACTACTGACAACGGCAGTGGCGCAACCAAGTATCTGTCGCGCATCAAGCACGCTGAGGTTGTGATTGCTATTGACGACATGCTGGTGTCGTCGGCTTTCATCGCTAACATCGATGAGGCCAAGAATCACTATGACGTGCGGTCGATTTATTCGACCGAGATCGGTCGTCAGCTCGCGTACACGGCTGATAAGAATCTCATTCGTACCGTCATTTCGGGTGCGAACGCTACTACGGATCGTTTTGGCGGCAGTTCGTCGCTTTACCTCGGTGGTACCGAGGTGTACGATGATGAGCTGACGGGCACTGATCTTGGCAATGCCCTTGCCACTGCATTCTTCAATGTGGCGCAGAAGATGGATGAGAAGGGCGTTCCGCAGAACGACCGTTATGCCGTCGTTACTCCCGAGGTGTACTACCAGCTGGTCAACCTGAACAAGGATGCGATCAGCCGTGATTACAACCCCGAGGGCAACGGCAGTAAGGCCGGTGGCTACATCGTGCAGATCGCTGGTATCCGCATTATGAAGTCGAACAACATCCCGACGACCGATGAAGCGACCACTGGCGTGGCTCCCCACAACAGTGCTCAGATTCAGAATGACGTGTTTGGCACGTCGGGTGTCGGTTACGGCGCTTTCAACTTCCTCCGCACCAAGGGTGTGATCTTCCAGAAGGAAGCTGTCGGTACTGTGAAGCTCCTTGACCTCGGCGTCGAGAGCGACTACAGCATCGAGCGTCAGGGCACCCTGATGGTCGCCAAGTACGCCATGGGTCATGGTGTGCTTCGCAACGAGTGCTGCTTCTGGCTGCGTGGTGACGTCTGATCGTCACTGACTGAGTGAGTCCTACGGGGGCCACCATCGAAAGGTGGTGGCTCCCTTTTTCTATAAACTAACCCCGGAGAACCCATGGCACTCGGAAAGACAACCAAACTCGACGCGGTGAACACCATGCTGTCGATCATCGGTGAGCCTCCGATCAACACGATCTCAGGCACAGCCCGAGCAGACGCTCTGATCGCCATGAACATCCTTGATGAGGTCTCCAGGGAGACTCAGAGTGCCGGCTGGCACTTCAACACGGAGAACGATGTCGAGTTCGTTCCAGACATGAACGGCAAGATCAACCTTGCTGACAACATTGTTCGTGTCGATACCGAGGGTTCCAATGTCACCACGGATGTCGATCCGGTTGTCCGTGGATCCAAGTTGTACAACCGGGCCGCGCGCACCGATGTCTTTTCTGCGACGATCAAGTGCACTGCCGTATACATGTTCGACTTTGAGGATCTTCCCCAGGCTGCCCGTCAGTTCATTATGATTCGCGCTGGTCGAATCTTTGGTGATCGCATGGTCGGCTCTGAGAAGCACCATGGATTCACCCTCCAAGACGAGTTCAAGGCTCTTGGCGACCTCAAGGAGTTTGAGTGTGATACTGGCGACTACTCGATCTTCGACAACTACGACATTGGCGTCATCGTGGATCGCGTCAACGTGAGCCGCAGGCTGAGTAACTGATGTCCCTGATCTCAACCAGCGTCCCCAACCTTGTTGGTGGAGTCTCTCAGCAGCCCCCGTCTCTTCGGTTGCCGAACCAGTGTGAGCGGCAGGAGAATGCGCTTGCTTCGGCTTTCGAGGGTCTGATCAAGCGTCCTCCGGCTGAACATGTGGCTGTCCTGAAGTCTTCCGGGGTAGACCTGTCTTACGACTCTGCCTACGTCCATGTGATCAACCGCAGCGAAGCCGAGCGGTATGTTGTGGTCTTTGGACGAGTCAATAGCTCAAACACGACCTATATCAAGGTCTACGACATCAATGGAGTCGAGAAGACCGTGTATACCCCGGATGGCGTGGGGTACATCAATGAGGCAGACGTTGACGCCAAGTTGCGCTGTGTTACCGTGGCTGACGTCACCTTCGTCGTGAACCGCGAGAAGACCGTTGCTGCGTCAACGACCAAGTCTCCGTACTCACGCAGCACTGCCACCAAGATTCCAGAGGCTTTGATTTGGATTCGGCAGAGCAACTACAAGAGGCATTATCAGCTCAACATCACCAAGGGTGGGGTCACTCGAACTTACTTCCATCAGACTGGAAGTTCTGCATCAGACAACATCGGAACCGATGAGATCGCCACCAGGCTTGCAAGTACTGACAACACTTCAAACACTGTTGGCTATGGGTCGAACCCATTCGCCGGGTTGAACCTGGTGCGGAATGGAAACATCCTTTGGTTCTACGGATCTACGGCGTCTGACACGTTTGACATTCAGGTCGTTGACGATTTTGGTGGAGATGGCATGGCCATTACTACCGACATTGCTCACGATTTTGATCACCTTCCAGATGTGGCTCCACACGGTTATTTGGCTAGGGTGCTTGGATCTGCCCACAATCAGAAAGATGATTACTGGGTGAGGTTTGTCCAAAGTCGCTCGTCTCCGTCTACTACATCCATGTATGACGGATATTGGCGGGAAGACATGGGATACAACCTGACTTACGCATTCGATAAGACCACGATGCCTCATATCCTGGTGAGGCAGGCAGATGGTTCTTTCATGTTTAAGAAGGCAGATGGGGCTACCTACGCTGATTTTGACTGGCTACCGCGTATCGTTGGAGACGACGACACGAGCCCAATGCCTCAGTTTGTCGGATCAAAGATTCGTGATGTCAACTTCTTCCGAGATCGCCTTGTTGTGTTGTCCGGTGAGTACATCACCCTGAGTGAGATTGGTGACCCATTCAATTTCTTCCCAACCACGGTTCAAGAGGTGGTTGAATCGGATTCCATCGAGATCGGGTCAACTCAGCCGGAAGTTATGGACTTTAAGTCCAGCGTCGTCTTCAGTGACCGCTTTGTGGTCTTCACCCCCCAAGCTCAGTTGACGCTCAAGGGAGACGGGTTCCTTGGCCCAAAGACTGTTACCCTGACCAAGTCGGCTTCCTTTGAGAACCTGGATATCAGCCCGATTGCCTCGGGTACTTCGATCTTCTTCGGGTTCAACCGCGGCTCATACAGCGGTATCCGAGAGATGGTGATCTCAAACAGCCTTGATCTTCAGTTTGATGCCATTGACATCACGGTTCAGGTACCCCAGTACCTCCCGGGCTCACTGAAGAAGATGACGGCTTCTACCCACGAGAACTATGTGGTAGCCCTGTGCAAGGACGATCTGTCGTCTCTGTTCCTGTACAAGTACTACAACCAAGGTGACCAGCGAGTTCAGTCTGCATGGGGTAAGTTCACCTTCACCGACGCCACGATCCTTGATGCTCAGTTCCTTGATACCACCGTGTATGTCGTCCTGAAGCGAGGGTCATCCACGGTTCTCGAGAAGAT